CATAAGCAAAAGCAGCATTACTAGCGACACTCAAACTATCAACACTACCATCAAAATAATTCCCCCACCCAGTCTGTGAGAACGGGCTAAACGTACCCTGTGTGGTATTGCCGTTGCGGGTGATGGTGAAGTTATTAGTAGAACCGTCTAAGAACGTGTTGTTCTGCGCTCCGTTAGTTCCGTCGCCAGGAAGCAGTAGCGTGGTGTATTCAAAATAAGGGTCGTAACCTAAAGGCCCGACAGGCCAGATCCCTTGCCGCTGCGCTAATTGCTGCTCCATCAGCGACCACACGCCTTTTGCTACAGATGTGGTCGGAATATTTGCCGGGCCTATAACCCCGCCGTTACCTCTGGGCATGTCAGCTCCTAAGAAATATCTTCGTAAGAGCAGACAATCTGTAACGCGCTAGACGTTCCAGCAGTCGCTCCTAAGCTCGTGTTTTCTTCCAGATAGACATAAGCATCTTTGTCAATCACTACTAATGTAGCGTTCCCGGGAACAGCAATCGTCGATGCAATCGGGAACGCCGTTCCGCCCAACGCCGCTGCTGAATACTGATTGATTGTGATGTTCGCCGCCGTTGCAGTCGTGTTTGCAACGTAAAGCGAATTTACTTTCAACACCTTACCCGAGCTTGCAGCGTTGCTAAGTACAGACGTTGCGCTAGTCGTAGAAAGGTTAACGGTCGTTGTTTTACCGTTAATTGTCGATGCTGATACTAGATTTGGCGCTGCCATTTCTTATCCCCAAATTAAAGCTGCAACGATGCCGCTAGATGTTCCGCCGCCGCCAGCAGGGCCCGTCGGACCCGTAGGGCCGGTGGTTCCTGTGCCTGTCGGACCAGTGGGACCGGATGTTCCCGTCGGACCCGTTGGTCCGGCTACCGTACTTGCGGCTCCGGTCGGCCCTGTGGGTCCGCTGGTTCCTGTGGGGCCCGTTGGCCCGCTCGCGCCGGATGTTCCCGTGGGACCGGTAGGTCCGCTAGACCCGCTTGCACCGGTAGGACCCGTGGGGCCGGCAACGGTAGACGCAGCTCCCGTCGGACCGGTCGGTCCGCTCGCCCCAGACGTTCCGGTAGGACCCGTCGGGCCAGAAACACCGGTGGGACCGGTGGGACCGGAAGCGCCAGAACTACCCGTGGGACCTGTGGGCCCCGCCACTGTCGAGGCAGCACCCGTCGGGCCTGTGGGACCGGCTGCGCCGTTTGCCCCAGTGGGACCAGTAGGTCCCGCAACCGTACTGGCAGCACCCGTTGGACCGGTAGGGCCAGAAGCACCGGTGGGACCGGTTGGGCCGGCGGCTCCGGTTGCCCCCGTGGGTCCCGTCGGCCCTAAGCCTCCAGTTACTACAACGGTTACATCGGTTCCTATTGCGGTAGCCGTAACACCCGTACCCGTAAAGTTGAATGAAGTAACGCCAGAAGTTAGTAGCGTCCCCTCATCCGATACAGCGATATTCGTACCCGTTCCCGCAGGCCCTGTCGGTCCCGTCGGCCCAGCAGATCCGGCTCCCGTGGGGCCAGTAGGACCAGCAGCGCCAGTAGGGCCAGCAACGGTAGAAGCTGCCCCCGTGGGTCCCGTTGGGCCAAAATCACCTGTGGGTCCGGTTGGGCCAGCAACAGTAGATGCAGCACCGGTTGGACCTGTCGGCCCTGAACTACCAGCGGTTCCAGTGGGACCTGTCGGCCCCGCAACGGTACTGGCCGCACCGGTAGGACCTGTGGGACCTCCGCTTCCTGCGCTGCCCGTAGGCCCTGTAGGACCGGCAACACCTGTTGGACCGGTAGCGCCAATATTACCCGTGGGACCTGTGGGGCCCGCAACGCCCGAGCCTCCCGTAGGACCGGTGGGACCGCCTGCGGGACCCGTGGGCCCGATATCTCCGGTAGGACCCGTGGGACCGTTAACCCCAGCAGATCCGCTAGCGCCGGTGGGACCTGTTGGGCCATTTGCGCCATTACTCCCAGTGGGACCCGTGGGGCCAGCGCTTCCAGAACTACCAGACGCTCCCGTCGGTCCCGTCGGGCCGGTTACGGAAGCACCGGTGGGACCTGTCGGACCGCCCGCTGGACCAGTGGGACCCGTTCCTCCGGTGGGACCGGTGGGGCCATTTGTTCCATTACTGCCGGTGGGGCCCGTGGGACCGCTACTTCCTGCGGCTCCGCTAGCACCGGTGGGGCCTGTGGGACCGCCAGGGGTTCCCGCAGCTCCGGTGGGACCCGTTGCTCCGGTAGGACCCGCTGCACCAGTGGGACCTCCCGGCAAGCCGGCAGGACCGGTAGGGCCGATTACGCCCTGATCTAAAACTAGCGTTATCTGATTTGCGCCTGTAACTGTCGTGCTCAATTTGTAACTCCGTCAGAGCGAACCAAAAATAGCAAGAAAATGATGAGATCTTGCGCCGGAGTCGTACCGCTTGCGGGTAATGCGACAGTGATATTCCCAGAAAACCCGACAGGGTTAGAAGCGTTTATATCAAGTTGCGTATCGGTAGAAAGAACAGACCACGCCGATTCGTCGATTACTAAAGTAAACGATCCGCCAGAAAGATTCTGATTGGCAATCGTTAGGCTTACAGGAGATGGAGTCGGCGAATAATCAGCTATATCAAACGTTAACCCATATCGAGAGTCTCTGACGTTTGAAAGCTGGCGACGGATAATTTGGCTTGTAATGGTCGCGCCCGTTAGATTGCGCGGCGTACCATCGGAATTATTGAGCGTTAGATTCCAGTAAGTCTTTTGGTTGTAGACCAGCTCACCGGCAATAATTTGATTGTCGAACCCGCTAACTTGCGTAAGCGTATTACGATTAAAAATAGCTATGCTTTTACCCAGCCTTTCCGCTCAAATGCGTATCCAGCATGAGGCTGAAGTTTTACACCATTAACAGTTCGACCTCTACACCTTCTATATATAGTTGTTTTATCAACACCATGACTTTTAGCGGCTTCCTCTGGAGACTCAAATTTTCCAAGTGGTGTTATATACCATCCTTGAAAACGTGGAGCCAGCCTCCCTTTTTTCCCCCAATTTGGATTTTCTTCGCCAATCATTTGATTGTTTTTAAAGCCGCCTCTAGCCAAATTTAGGCCAATTCTTTTTTGCGGCCGCAATTGTTTTTCAATATCAAATAAATACTCAGAAGATCCGATCACAAGAACGGTCAACTTAAGCTGTTCCCAAATTTTTTTAAATTTGTGCTTATGAGAGCGCATTCTTGCAGCAAGATTTTCGGTTACGCCTATGTAACCACTCTCAAACATATTTAGCTCATCTTGACGATGAAGCCAGTAAAGCGTAGCCATATTCCCTCACTCGGTAAATTAACGTTCGCTAAGCACTCTCAGCAGAACGGCGGCTATCTTGTCGTTTCCACATTCTACGCCCACGGCAACGGTGGGTCAATCGCTGGCGTGATTTTATCTTGTATGCGCTGCGTAACTATAGCTTCCGTTCCTGATTGGCTTACCTTCTTAAAAACCCATTCTAAAACCTGAGCTTCTGTAAGCTGATCGTAAGGTGTGAAATTATCGCCTGGATGCTCAACTAAAGTAACACCGCTGATTGTCTCGGTAATACCCTGCTGAGTATCGGTTACAGACCAGCTTACGGATATAACAACATCTGTTAAGCCTTCGTAAGTTGTAACTTCTAGCTTAGTAACTGACCAGTTCATTTTGCCTCCAGCGCGGCAATCCTTGCCTCTAAAGCATCAACCTTGTGAACAAGCTCCAAGAGCGCCAAGTCTTTAAGCATTTGAAACTTTGTGTTGTCAAAAGTTAAAACCCGATCTTCCGTTCCTGGAACCTTCTGAAACTCCCCATTTGGAAGCTGCGGAGACTCTATAAGCGCTGAAGGTAAACCCTGCCCAACTTGCTGCGCGGTATATCCCCAAACCGGATTGGATGCTTCATGCTTCCATTTCCAGATCACCGGCTTTCCAATAGCTTTTATGGCTTCTAGAGCATTGGGAACCGGTATATCTCCCAACACATCTTTCATCCGCGCATCAGATGTTAGCGTTGACCAAGTAGCCGTTGAACCTCTTTGATTGATGTACACGCCAGCATAGGTTCCGCCGGATAGCGTGTAATAAACCATGTTGCCCGTCGTTAGATTTGTATTCTCCGAGCCCATGAAGGTTTGCAAGGTTGCGGTTGATCCTGTACCCGCTGCCCCTACTATGCTTGTGCTTCCGTTTTTGAATCCGCCAACATAAGTTTCGGAAACCAAACCGCTCGTTATCTTGCTTCCCGGTAAGTTGGGGATATCGCTAGCAGATAGACTGATAGTTCCGCCTAGCGTAAGGTTTCCGCTCGTGGTTACCGTTCCGCTCAACGTAATGCCAGAAACGGAGCCCGTACCGCTTACGCTAGTAACTGTTCCAGATCCGCCGCTTGGCGTTGCAAATGTTCCATCACCACGCAGGAATTGAGTTGTTGAACCATTGAACGCGGAGAACGTGTAAGACCCGTATCGGATAGTCCCGCTTCTAACATTGATCGCATAGCCAGATGAATCAGCGATGGAAACTTCTGTACCGCCAGAAGTGTTATACCCACGAACCGCTGCCGAATAAGATCCGTCTTGATAGCCTAAAAAGCCACTAACAACACCCGAGCCGTAATCACGCGTTCCGCTTGCGCCTGCCCTTATGTTTGTCGAGCCCGTTCCAACCCATGCCCCTAACGTTCCTTCTATAGAAGCATCAGTTGTTTTAGCGTAGTAACCATAAGCGCTATTTGATAAACCGGTTACGTTTGGAATCTGAGCGCTTGCCCCTACGGCAGTCGTCCCCGTCAGAACCGGATTAAGAATTAACAACGCATCGGTACTTGCCCCGGTTCCGCCAAACGTTGCAAGCAATGTATTGCTTGAGTTGTAAACCGCGACTTTGTTTGAAACACCTTTGTTGATCTCAACCCGCTGGGCTCCGCTAACACCCGTTACCAGCTCGCCCCGCAGATACGCGGCATTTGCGTAAAGGTTGCCCGAGGGCTGATCCAAATACCAACCGAGCGTTCCAAAGTTAGATGTTGTCGGCGGAGTTGGCCCGTTGTAGTTATCAGATCTAATACTTTGAAATATCGACGCGGCAATTGGGCCCGTCCATGCCGTGGTATTAGCTCCAACTCCATCGACCGTTACTGCGTTAGCGTTGTATCGACCTTGGATGTACCAAAGAACTTGACCTATGGCTACAGAAGGAACCGTCGATGACCAACCAGCAGGAACCGCTGAGCCAGACGTTGGTGTTGTAAATGTCGGTGTTGATGCGGATTGAGACTGAACTAAATAAGCTGTCAGCGCCGCGATCCCTACTAAGCCAGCGCTACCCGTTGGGCCGGTAACAGATGCCCCAGTTGGGCCTGTGGCTCCGCCCGCTCCGGTTGGGCCTGTAGGGCCTGCTAACGCAGTAGGAGCCCAAACTAACGCCGCGCTCGTTGCGCTCAGCGTACTTTTAGCCGAATCGTTTTCAACCGAAAAAGCAAAGTAATAAGTACCAGATGAAAGCGTTATATTCTCAAACTTAAACGTAGATGAATTGGTGAATGTCGCTCCGTTGGAAAGTATCGCCGTAGACCATGTTTTCCAATCCGTCGCAGAAGGCGTAGCTGATGTGGTGTAAAACAGTGTTATAGAAGCAACCCTGCCAACTGCTGGCATCGTACAAGTAGCCGAAAACGTAGGAGGAGCTGCGCTTGGCGCTAGATCTCCAATAACCGGAGCGTTAAGGCTTGAGAAGTAATTAGGAGACGGAAGCGAAGAGTTAGGGGCGGCAGTAAAAGCGGTAATGGTTGCATCGTCATAAACGACAGCGTTGTATTCGGAGAGCTCTAAGGTTGCGCCAAGGTTTCCATCATCAACGGTTGCCTCCGATACTTTCATCACGCGGAAAAGTTTGTTCGTCCATCCGTAATCGGCGTTAGTAATGTCAACCACATCTCCAGCGTCTACCTGAATGCCAGGATAAGTAGAAGTAATCGTAACGATCAGATCTTCCCGCGCTTGTTCTAGCCTTCGGTTACCTAAATATTGAGCCTGTACAGAGTCGTTTGTAAACTCTAGTGTCGTGGTCTGTCTGTTAGCGGGTTCGTTGGGATAAAGAAGCCCTGCCGGTGTTTCCATGTAAACCAGATCAGGTTGGTCTCGGTTTAACTTAGAAGGAAACTCAATCTGAATCTGGTTGATCTGCTGGTTGATATCGATAGCAGAGACTCTGATTTCGCCGATAAGATTTGTATCGTTGAAAGAGAATGAAGAGGTCTCTGCCTTGTTGATGACTACCGACCAAAGACCGGATGCTGCGTTGTATGCCATCCAGGAATCACAACATTCGAGCATCTTCTCGACGTTATCAAGAACGGGTTTGCCAGAATCAACTACGCCGTTAATTCTGTATCGAGCTTGAGTTGCAGATCCGCCTCCGGCTGGCGTGTAGGTAATCGTCTGATCTGAGTAAGTGTTAAGAGCGGTTGCGCTTGCAGAATCAACCAATCCCGTCATGCCAGCGCCGTACCTCGTATCGGTCATGTAGTCATACCAAACATCCCCAGGCTTTGCTACCGTTCCGCCTTTAGGGTAATGCTTGCAGTAAAACGTAATCGGCTGGAGACCTGTAGTTCCCGCGTCAGCGTTGTAATTGAGTTTGACAATGGCAAACGCTAGCCCGTTCATCTGCCGACCAGATGCCGGCCAACGTAAAGCAGCAGGAATATCTGCGCCGCCCATTGTCACGTTGGGAGCGGTTCCGTTGACCGCGGTTATAACGCCAGCATTGGTAGACGTGTAAAGGCTGATGTAAAGATTGCCGTTTATTTTTGTGTCTACATTTCCGTCGCCATCTGTAAGCGAAACAACTTTTGTTTGATCAGTTCCATCAAACGTAACAAGCCTGTCGCCGTAGTAAAACTTTGTACGATCATATGAGAATGTTGCAGAAGCATCAGACGAAATGGAAGAAATCGCCATGACGTAATACATCGTTTTTTGATCGGTAGACAAAACCGCATCGACAAACGTACCGCCCAGCCATGCGTCGCCATACACCACGGGAATTGAGTTGTTATTGGCTGGAGGAACCTGTTGCCTCGCGCCCGTGTCTTGAGACTGCGGCGGCTTAGACCCGAATGCCCGAGTAACGACAAACGAAACTGCAAAGTTAATTGCAAACGTCGCGGCAGCTAACGGCAATCCAGTTAGCGTTACGCCTATAGCCTGAAGAATGATTGATGCTGGCATGATCTACTCTCGAAAGAACGTCGCTTGCATGGGCTTAAACTTGTATCTTGTGTAATCAATGTTTGGCGAATTAGGCATAAGGCTTGTGCAAACAATCTGAACCCTTTTTTGATCCAGCATGTCTTGCGCGAGCTTGTTAAATCTCAACCACAGTTTCCCGCCAACAGATGTATCTCTAAATTCTGGTACAACCCACCACGCTACTTCGTGAAGCTCTTTAACCGAACTGTTCCAAAAGTTTCGCGTTACATAAGCTGCCAAGAACCCTCGAAACTGATCGTCTATCAGAACAAAACCTCGGCCTTTTATCATCTCGAAGAAGAGCGTTTTTACATGCCCTTCATTCTGGTTTTGCTTTAGCGTCTCAATACCTGCTTCGTCTGCGTATGCCTTCATCATCTCAATCAAATGAGGCATGTCGTATTTTGTGGCGTATCTCATCCTGCTTGGCTTATATCGTTAACGTCTGCTTGCGCTGGTTGAACGGTTCCCGGATCTGACTGCGAGCCCGATTTCGGCGGAGCGCCAAAGTCAAAGTATTGACCGGAGATTGCAGCTACTCGGCTCATGCTTGTGTCTGATGCGTAACGTTGCTGCCATGTCGAAAGATTGGTTTTGATGCCGGCTATTCTGTTCTCCAAAATAGACCTGAATGATGTGCAAGAGATCGACGCGGTAGCGGTACGGCTTCGGATGTTGTCGTTCCAATCTTCGGTGATTGAAATGTTGGAAACGATGCCCTGATAGCGCTTGAAGAACTGTGTAGACGGGCTTGTAATGATCTGATAGTTGGAGTCAAAGAATCCGCGCCAAACTTCTACTGTCGAGCCCTTGATGTTTGAGCCGAGAACGATTGATATATTAGTTGGGTCAATACCGATAAGCCCAATGATCATGTCAATTGAAGTCGCTTTAATTTCTCGGTTAACTGCGCCAACAGAAAGAAGGCTGCCTAATCCTGAGAATGTATTCCCGCCGACAGTGATTGCGGCAGACGCATTGCAAAACGTGTACGTTGCTGTTGAGGTTGTCAGTTTTACAAATTCGCCGTGGGTAATGCTTGCGCTATTAAGCGCTGTCATAGGGGTACTCATTGAACGTTCTCCCTAAAGACAAAATCAGCATCCCAATCGACAAATGCGCCGTTGGTCATGGGTCGTAATGTGTACGTCGGGCAAACCTCAGCAACTACGGAAAATGTACAAGCAGATCCTACAGCAGTAAGCGTACCGACAGACGGTGTACCGATTACCGGTCGATGCAGCGTAACGCTAACCGTCGATCCCGAGCCTCTAAGAACCTGGGTCGTTACTTTGTAGGGATAGTTCCCGATCTGTAGAAAATCGCCAGCAGCAAAAACAATAGTTCCGCTTGCAACCGCTGGTAGATTGCCTACTGAGATTGTCGTCGCATTTGCCGCCGGAACAGATGCGAGCGTCAACGCCGCAGCCTGAACGGATGAAAGCTGACCTTGGTAAACGGTAAACCACTGAAGGTTTGTAGAACTAAATGTAATCGTCGCCGCTGTCTGTCGGTCGAGGTTGTCAATCGTCTGGATTACATCTCGAACCTGGGGATAGTAAAGAAACGAATGAGGCTTGACTGTAAACACCCAAGGAACGGATGTAACGTAAAGCGCCGTTCTTACTTGCCCTGATCTGGAGTATTGCTGCCCAACCATCCGCCGGTTGTTAACCGTAATTGTTTGGCTGATGTCTAAAATGGTTTGGAAGCTCATGCTCTGCCTCGCGGTGAGAGCGATTTCTGAGCGTAAGAGTTAGCCGCCCAGACCGCTCGATTGCTGCCCATGATTCTTTCCTCAAAAGACTTAACGTCAATCGCTTGTATGTTGTAGTTATTGACTGTCGATGTTCCGCTCATTGCGTAAGACGGTACAACTTGGCCGGCCATGCTTGGAACAAATAGTTCCGGCCCTCTTTCGCCCACAAGATACGGAGCGCCAGAGTTAACCGGGCCGCCACCGGCTCTCTTACCAAAAAGACCGCCAAGAACGGGAACGGTAGACATGAAGTTCTCAAACAAAGACGGAGCCCCTTTCATGTCTGACTTAAAAATAAGATCTAGAAATTTGTCTAGCGAGCGGGAAGCTAGTTTTTGCAATAAAGAGGAAAGAGCAGACTTAAAAGCATCTGCTGCCGATTTGCCAGACATAAATGCCTCGACAATGGTTGTGCCGATTGATTTATATCCATCGCGTATATCTTCAAGAAGATCTAGTTCTTCGCTTGCCGCCTTTTTCTTTTCCATCATATCTTCTAGTTCTTTGTTGGCTGTGATTTCGGCTTGCGCTTGAACTTCATTAAGAATCTGTGCGGATTCTTTTTCTAGCTCAATTTCACGCTCAATTTGCTTCAGCCTTAACTCAAGATTAAATCGCCGCAAATCGTCCATCGCGGCCAGCTCTTGATTGGCTTCTTTTGTCAGCCTCTGCATCTCTTCTTGTTGCTCAGCTTCCTCGCGGCGCAAACGGATAATTTCTTCCATCTTTGCAAGACCGGCTGGCCCACCTTGCTTTGCCGCCTCGAACCGTAGTGCCGCTTCTTCGCCTTCTTTTAGCTTAAGAATCTGAGCGTCTAATCCTTCAAGATAGCTTTTCAGCGCTTTTGCAGCAGACTCCGCGCCCGAGTCTTTTACAGCCTTGACCCTTGTTCCAGATTGCCTCCCGCCTTGCGTAACACCAACCACCGGAGCGGGAACCGCTGGCTCCTCTTCGCCAAAGCCGAGGAACTTTTTAATTCCCGTGTACGCATCACGCGCTTTGCCCATCAACGTTAGAAAGCCGATCTTTGCCTTCTCGGTCATCTGGTCGATAGCGTCGCCAATCTCACCGATAGCTAATACGCCCTTCTTTGCTTCGCCTGAGAACTTATCGGTGTTTCTTGAGAGTTGGTCAATCTTGGAAATATCAAGATTGCCAAATTGCTTTCCAAAAAGCTGAACTTGTAATCGAGCGCGTTCCGCGCCTGCGCTCATACCGGAGAGAACCGACGTTAAGTCTCGGAAGATGTCGATCTCGGGTCTTAACAAACCTCCAGCGTCGGCAATACTTACGCCTAATTCTTTGAACAGATCCGCCTGTTCTTTTTGACCATCAGCGGCAGCACCAAGCGTTACCGAGAACCGATCCCACATCTGCGCGGCGTTATCGGCCTCTTTCCCCGATTGAACCATTGCGCTTTGTAAAGCTAAGACTTCCTCAATCGCCAGACCCGAGCCTTCAGCAAAGTCGTTAACCGCATCTGCGGCTTTGAAGAAAGAGGTTGCAAATGCTCCAGCGGCAGCGGCGGCTAGTAACATCGGGCTTCGTAGAGCGCCCATCGCAGTGCCAAGCAAATTGACACTGACTTGCATTTCGCGGGTTTTGGCTTTGGCCCTGTCGATCTCCTGAACGAACTTTGCGCTCTCAAGACCTAGCGCGACTTGTAGGGCTGCGATTAGCTTACCGGCCATTGTTTCCCCCTAAGATATCTAAAAACTCTGACTTAAACCCCGGCAAACTTGTGAACGCCAGGAAGTCTCGCTCTTGTCTTGTCATGTAGTTTGGAGGGATGAAATATTCCTCCAGATGCGGGAAAAACTCTCGACTCTTGATCGGGTTTTTTGATAGCGCGTTATAAACAATCGCCATCAGATGCGAGATCAACATTAAGTTTTGTCTCGCGCCAATCATGCCATCGCGGTACATCAATTCTAACTCTCGCGTGGTCACTACATCAAGGCTTTCTATGACCTCGGGAGACTGACCGTTAAAGATCATTGCCGCCCGAATCTGCCGATATAGTGACCGCTTTAGTTTTTTTCGACTTCCTTGTAGTCTGGGTTTACTGCCTTTTCGATGAGCTCGGTAAGATGCTTGATCTGCGCCGGAGAGAAGGCTTCGGAAATATCCTCGTACGAAAGAGCAAAGAGCTCTTGCCCTTCCTCGAAGCCAACCAAGTTAATTAGCGCAATCTCTCGCATGATTTCTTGGGCTTTGAACCGCGACGCTTCTTTTAGGCTTCGACCCTCGACCACAATGTCATCGTCTTTACGCTCAACCTCTACAGTCTTATTGATCTTGTAAAGCTTCTCAAAAGTATCAACTAGCTTTGTGTATTCCTGTTCTAACAAAGCATCAGGAGGGTTTTTGATCTTGCCCTCAAGCTCAAGCATTTCCTTCCTGGTAGGAAGATAGACCTTTAGCGCATGACCAGCGAAATCAATGTCTGCGTATTTCTGCCTTTGGAACGAAGAACCGAACTTGTCTTGTAATCTCATTTTCTAACCTTTGCTCGTTGTTTTGCCGCCCAGAGATCCATGTGAGCGCTCATGAGAGACGCTAACCGATCAAGCGCGGAGCCTGCCATTGATTGAAAACTGTTTCGTATAAACGGCCTAGCAGGAACCTCAGCCGTACCGAATTCTATAGCCTCTGCTGCCGGCCTGTACTCACCTTTAGCATCTTTGTAACCAACGCCAACATCGACAAACCCGAAAGCAACTGTGTCGCGGCTAAGATATTTTTTAGATTTGTCTTTACGCGTTGCAACCTTTGCGCCGTTGCGAACCTTGAGCTGCAGCTTTCCAGTATCGACAGGAACTCTTGCGCGGATTGCCGCTTTTACGGGCTCCATCGCAGATTTAAGACCGGGAAGTAATGATCGTCTGGCTTTGGTCGTGCCGAACTCTTGAGCTAATTCTAAAAGCGAATCCTCAAACTCTCGGAAGCCCTTAACCTCAATCTTTCCCATTTGTCACGATCTTTTTGAAGATTAGATCGTTAAGACGAATTACATAATTAACAACTTCGTCTGGTGTCATATCTGGCGCATGATTCTCTGCGATCTTGTGGCAAAGGCTAATGTTGATAAGCCGTTGTTGAGGATACCCAAACCAGTTTTTGGAACCGGTCTGGGCTTGCGTGACTAAGTAAGCCAGCAGATCGTCACTCGCTCTTTGCATGAGCTCTTAGCACCGAAAGACAGACTGCTTCGGCCCCGCCGGGGCTGGCTTCCTGTAGGGCGGCATCCACCTCTTAAAGGGTAAAGGGATGCCCTTTTGCCATTGCATGAAGGTCACCCCTGAATTCCGCCATCAGCGCTACTAATTCATCAAGTGTTGTTTGACCAGCCATATTGATTGCCTCGCGGATGAATCGTAAAAGTAACCTGAGCTTCTGCGCCTGGAGCCGGGTCAATCGTCCACTGTGATACACGGCCATTGAAGGCGTAGTTAACGATGTTTGTCCCATCTGTCGCTGAGATTACAAACGTACGGTCAATCGTACCGTTGTAAGCATCTGCGCGAAGCAAAAGAAGGTTTGTGTCTGCTGGATTCCATGCGGCTACAACTGTCATGGAAGTTGGCGCAGATTGCACTGGGATCTTGTCAGATTGACGCGAGCCAGCAACCGAGAAGTTAGCAACCGCATCGTCTTGACCAAAAGCAGGAATTGCTTCTACTGGAACCAAGTTACCAGAAACGGCAATTGCTGAAGTCGAAGCGTAAACGCTAAGGTTAGCAGTCGTTAAAGGAGTGGGCGCAGCCCCCGGCTGGCAATATAGCGAGGCGCTGAAGCCGGGTAAAACTTTATTAGGGAGAGCCATTTTTCACCTCACGAAGGAATGTCTAAAGTTGAATCTAAAACAATCTGGTGTAGCTTGCTGTCATTATCGTATGTGTGGAAAAGCCAATCAACGTCTACTTTTGCCACAAAAAATA